TGGTACGCTTCGCTCGCTCCGAAAAACTGGGCGATGAAGGCCGCGACTGGCTAGCAGTGCACGGCGCTAACGTCTGGGGTGCCGACAAGAAGCCCTTTGCTGAGCGCATAGCGCTGATGGACGAGATGCAGGAAACGATCCGCGACATCGCAGCCGATCCGCTGACATTCAGGGCATGGGCAGATGCTGACGAGCCGTGGCAGTTCCTAGCGTGGGCACTTGAGTGGAACGAGTTACTTGAATGGACGGACGTAGGAAAGCTAGCTTCTGAGTTCCCAAGCAAGACAGCCGTTGCGCAAGATGGGTCTTGCAGTGGCATTCAGCATTACAGTGCCCTGTTAAAAGACAAGCGCGGCGGAAGCGCTGTTAATCTCACTGATTCAGGCAAGCCAGAGGATATTTACAACGAGGTTGCTGATGTGTCTAAGGCAATGATGCAAAGGATTGTAAAAGGAGAGGAGAAGTTGGAGATAAAAGCCAAGGACGACGATGTATCTGATGCTTGCATCGCCAAGGCTTGCGAGGCATGGACGTCTCTACTAACTAGGACGCTTACAAAACCTTCTGTTATGACGCTTCCTTACGGCAGTTCAGTATCCTCGTGCCGGGAAAGCATTTTCGAATACCTAAAGGACTTAGAATCTAAGGAGGCAATGCAAGCCAAGGCCGCAGGTCGTGGCTTGAATCCAGTGCATCCTTTCATGGGCGAGAATCCGCTGGTATCTAAGGATCTGGCCGTGGCAATTTGTACCAAGGTAGTCTGGGCAAGCATTGGTGAGGTGGTAGTAGCTGCTCGTGAGGGAATGTCTTTCATTCGCAAGGTTGCCGGCAAGGTTGCCAAGGCTGACAAAGGGCTGCTATGGACGACGCCCACAGGCTTTATTGTGGAGCAGGCCATATACAACACGCAAAGCCGCAGGGTTTACACGTACCTGATGGGCAAGACTAGCTTTACTATACGAGAGGAGATGGACTCTATCGACGTTGCTGGCATGCGTTCAAGCTCGGCACCTAATTTTATCCACAGCATGGACGCTAGCCACCTGATAAAATCAGTCAATAGCTTTGCAGATTCAGGTATGAAGGGTATCGCTGTCATCCATGACTCCTTTGGTACGCACGCAGGCAAGACAGGAGACCTTCGACGCATACTGAGAGAGGAGATGGTTCAAATGTACCAGCATAACTGGCTTGAAACTTTCAAGCAGTCGGCTGAAGACATCCTTGGCGAGGAGATAAAAGAAGAAGCTCCTTACGTTGGAACCTTAGACTTGAATGAAATCCTAGAATCTACTTACGCGTTCGCGTAAGAAAGCTTGACAATTAGCCCTGCCTGTCTATCAGGTGGGGCTTTTATTTGTTTCTGGCTATAGCTGGCACCTCTGCCGGTACTACCCTGCGCAAGCCTCCTAGGCTCCTGCCGCGCAGGTTCTCAACACCCCCATGCAATGCCCTACTTAGACGATGAAAGCCGACAGGCATCCTAGTTGGCGCTGGAAAGCGGATCCCTATCAGACTAGCACCTTTATTTGTTTTCTCCTGAAAACAATCAGCCGAAGGCTAGCGCTGGCGATGGGTGAGTAATCCCAAATGCATTCCGTTCACCGCAGTGAACAGATTTGATTAACCCCACTATAGAAGGATATCAGGATTCTAGGATTCTAGGTACGTTGTAAGGTCAAGAACGTCAGGTCAAGGTTGCTTTTCAGGAGAAAAGACAATGGAAAAGGCGCTAGGGATTCAAGGATGCAGGGCACGCTGGGTGAGATTGGTCAAGTATCATATCTGAGTCTTGGCGTCAACACTTTTCCTAAACTATCTCATCGACCATAATCCTAAGTAAATGTTGTTCACCGCGGTGAACAGATTTTGCACGCATTGTGCATGCACCTCGCAGTACACCCCGGCACCCTTGAATCATTGTTTTCGTATTTATTCCAACACCCCACTATAGAAGAATACATTTTCTAGGAGAGCAGCATGCAACAGAACGCAGAGAAGATAGTTTGCACCAAGCCGAAGAAAAACTATCACTCCAAGCACCGCAAGGATGACCGAGAGCAGCGCCGTGCTCGTCGTGAAGTGAAGCGTGGCGGGGGTCTTTAATGGCCATAGTGAGCAACACACAATGCCCTGAATGCGCTGAGACTGGGCATGATAAGACAGCCAACCATCTAATGACGTTCTCTGATGGCGGGCAGCTATGCAACAGGGCTAACTTTCACGCATCGGGTGAACGGTTGTACGTGGCACCTGATGGCACTAATCCCATCATCGAAGGAGAGATCAACGGTAAGATAAAATACAGCGTCGAGCAGTACGAAGAGCTGGAACGAGAGGGCAAGATAGCCGATGAGTTCACGCGCCAGCTTGCACTATCTGGCATGCGAGAGCGTGATCGCTGGCAGGTGATGTCGGAGGAAGAAAGAGAGACGTTGCAGGAGGAGTGGAATCTTGATGTCAAGCACTTCAACTCACTAAAAATCAAGCACCTCATCGACCGACAGATACACGGCAAGTACGCAAAGATGTACAATATCCGTGTAGGCCATGATGCACAGGGTAAGGTAGCTCGTCACTACTATCCTAAGTACGAGGAAGGTGAGGTAGTAGGTGCCAAGTGCCGCACTATCCCGAAAGACTTTCGGTTTGGGCACCTAGGCAAGCAGTGGGGCAGTTTTGAGTTGTTCGGCGAGCATACATTGCAAGCAGTTCTGGACTCGGGACGACGCATGGATACCTTGCTGCTGGTAGGTGGAGAGTGCGACCCGCCAGCGGCACAGGAAATGCTAGCAGAAAGCCAGAAAGGCACTAGATACGAAGGCACTTTGTTCCACGTCTGGTCGCCAGTTGATGGCGAAAACGCAATAGAACAGATTAGGCAACGACGCACAGCTATCAACGCTTTCAGCAAGATTCTAGTTTGCTTCGACGCAGACGAGGTCGGACAGAAACTGAACCAAGAAGTGGCTAAGATGCTGCCGGCTAAGACTCGCAAGCTGGTACTCCCAACTGGCTGTAATGATCCCAACGATTGCCTGAGATACGGACTAGGAAAGGCGTTCGTGTCGGCATGGTGGGAGCCAAAGGAAGTCTTTGAGGGTGTGAACATCAAGAGCGTGACTAGCATCAAGGATGCGCTCAAGGCGGGAACACCCAAGCAAGGGTTGTCGTGGCCGTGGCCTTCTCTAACTCCACTTACCCTAGGCATCCGTGAGCACCAGCTAATCATCTACGGTGCCGGATCTGGAGTGGGAAAGACAGAAGTTCTTAGGCACATTGCGCATCACCTTGTAGAAGTGCATGGAGAGAGCGTGGGCGTGATAAGCACAGAGGATCAGTACGTCAAGGTTGCTCGGTCGTTCATCGGCAAGTGGATCAACAAGCGTATTGAATTGCCGCCATGCAATGACAAAAGCGAACCTGAGTACCGTGAGGCTTTCGACTACACCAAGGACGAAGCTGATGACATCATTGACTACGTGGCAGGCACCAACAAGCTGTTCTTTGCTGACCTGACCGCAAGCCGTAGCATTGACGCAATCATGGAGCAGGTGGAGGAGATGTATTCGCTTGGGGTCAAGCACATCATCCTCGATAACCTGACAGGTGTGGAAGTCAACAAAGCTAGAGGCAATGAGCGCGAGGGTATCGACGAAGCCTTGAAGACTTTCGGGATGTACAAGGATGGAAAGCCCATCACTATACACCTAGTCTCGCACCTCAAGTCTGTGGGCATCGGGCGTACACCGCACGAAGAGGGCGGCGAGGTTCTGCTATCAGACTTTCGTGGATCACGGAGCATTGGGTTCTGGGCAAGCTATGCTCTAGCTATCCAGAGGAATACCCAAGCTGATTCGATGGAAGAGAAGACAACCACGTACTTGAAGATCGTCAAGGATCGTGACCAAGGCATCCACACTGGGCGCAAGGTAGGGCTTATTGGTGACTTTGGCACAGGTAATTTACTTGAGCCTGCTCAACGTAGGAAGAAAGAACCAGCTAAAAAGGCGCAACCTAGCACTGAGATGACTGCTACAAAGGACTTTGCATAGGATGAAGGCAGTCTACATAACGTAGGCTTCCTATTAACCCCACTATAGAAGAAACAAAACCTAAATATCTTGGAAAAACCTAACAAGGAGTAAGCATGAGCACAGTCCCCAGTAACCCCAGAGTTGCAGCATCAATGAGTGAGCTTGAAATCCGGGCAAGAAAGGGCGATCCCTTTGCGCAGGATGAGTTGGAACGACAGGCTTACATTGCTGCCAGCGTAACAAAGAGAATCCAGAAGGAAGGACTCACACGTATCGAGGCTCAGCGAGAGGCTCAGGTAAAAAGGTAATGACAATGCAAACTATTATTGCAATCGAGGTGAACAGTGCCGCTTGAAACTCGCCCTGTTAAGATAAGGTTCAAGAGCTACCAGCGGATGCGGGATGCAATCAGTAAGAACCAGCCGTACTTGATACGGCACTTGCTGGTCAACTCCATCCCTATTTATGGTGGCAACTGCACCCGACGTATGTTGTCAGAGATTCTTGACATCAGTATCAATGCTATTACCAAACCGCTGGATGCTCTCGTAAGCGAGGGTGTCATCTTCCAGACGCATAAGGAT